CCCGTGACTGCCTTCGCGATGGCGGGCGCCACGTCCGTGTCGTAGTCGAACTCGACCGGTGCGGGCGCGGCAGCCGGCGGGTCGGCGGGTGCCGGCGCGGGGGTTTCGGCCTTGGGCTTCGTGGCTTTGGGTTTGGTCTCGGCCGCGGGCGCCGGGGTTGCTGCGTCGGCCTTCGTGGTCTCAGGCTTCGGGTCGGGCTTGACGGTGCCAACTCGCAGCTTGGCGAGATCCGTGATCGCGTCTTCAAGGGACGTGTAGGTGAGGGTCACAGAGACAGGGGGCATGGCGGTGGACTCCAGGGGGTTGAGGGGTTTGTGAGCCGGGACGGTATCATGCGATACTTCGGCACGTCAAGCGGAAAGGTGAAAAATTTTTCGCTTGACGGGGAAGTGCGTATCTGATGATACTCGCGAACATGAAGAAAACCGCCCCCACAATGACCCTGCGCGGCGGCAGGCCGAAGCCGGCGAAGCCGAACAAGGCTCTGCTCGCGCTGTGGAAGCCGATGAGCCTGAAGCACCGGGCCCGGTTCGCGATGCTGGCCGACACCTCGGTGGGCTCGCTGCGCCAGTACGTCGAGGGACGCCGGGGTATCAACGTGGAGCTGGCGGCGCAGCTTGAGAAAGCAGCTCGGTTGATGGGTGTCGCGCCGATCGACCGCACGCAGCTCAACGAGACATGCCGCAAGTGCGATTACGCAAAGCGGTGCCTGAAGGGAGTGGTCAAGTGACCGCTCCGCAGGCCTAGAATTTTCCCTTCCCTCAACCGCCCTGAAAGGCACCCCATGAAAACCCTGATCGTCCTCGCCATCATCCTCGCCTGCGCCGCTGCCTTCTCGCCCGTGTTCGCGGGCGACTGCCACGGCTGCGGGCCGCACAAAGGCAAGTTCCAAGCCGCGCCGCCGGCCGAGTCGAAGTGCCTCGGGCGCTTCATCGTCGGCCCGGCGCCGTCCTGCGCCCCGTATCACGGCTGATTCTCATCCTTGGGGGCTCCCCGCCTATTCGAACCCAGGGATCGACGCCTGAGTGAAGAACGGCTCTGCAGTCCGGACGCGCCTGCCCCTGGTTGCATGAGGGCGCGTAGGGGGGAAACGGGTGGGGGGATGCCGCAAGCAAAGTCCACCTGATGCAGGGCAATAGTCGCGAGCAAATGCGCCCCCGGGCCTGGGTAATGGTGCCCGGCCTGGGGGCGTGCTCGATTCCTCAACCCTTGACCGATGGAGACCGAGATGAACCTGTTCGCTTTCCTTACCCCGAAGTGGTGGATCGAGCACGACAAGCGCCAGATGGAAGAACGCTTCGAGCGCGGCTGGAACTGGGCTGCGGGCAACCTGTTGCGCGGTGCGACTGCCGACGAGGTGCTGAAGGGCTGCAACGAGGCGAGGGAATTCGAGTGCGAGGACGAATTCGACGCTGGCGTGCGCGCGGCTGTGAAGTCGTGGCAGGAAGATGAGGGGGTGCGCTTTCCATGACCAACCCCGCCGACCTGCCTATCGTCGTCAGTTACGGTGGCGGCACGAACAGCACGGCATTGCTGATCCTGATGCGTGACCGCGGCGAGCGGCACTGGAACTAGGCCACGTTCGACGGCAGTGACGCAGGCACGCCCGAGCCCTGCATGGTCTGCGTGGACGGCTACCCGGAAGACCTGACATGACCAACCCCACCGACCCCCTGCTGGCTGCGCTGGCGCCCCTCGTGGCGCGTGTCCGCACGGATGTGACAGCGAGGAAGGGGGAGAGCGGGCGACAGGCCTGGACGCGTGAGCCGCTGACCCCGGAGCGCCTCGCTCGCCATCTCAATGGCGGGCCGGCGCGCGGCGTGAGCCAGATCAAGGCCGGCGAGTCGGTGACGATGGTCGGGGTGCTGGATCTCGACTCGCACGGCGGCGAGGTGGCCTGGGGCGAGATGGTGCGCGTGGCGCGCGACGTGATGCTCAGTCTGGAGCTGCTGGGCGGGGCGCCCGTGGCGTGGCGCAGCAGCGGCGGGCGGGGCGTGCACCTGTACTGCCTGTGGGACCAAGGGCAGGACGCCTACAGTGTGCGGCAGTGGCTCGGAGCTGCCCTGGAGTCCTGCGGCCTGCGGTCGGGGGCTGGCGGGCTCGGGAAGGGCCAAGTCGAGGTGTTCCCGAAGCAGGACAGCGTGCCCGCTGACGGGTTCGGCAATCAAGTCGTGCTGCCACTGGCCGGGGCCTCGGTGCCGTTGGTCTGGTGCGATCTGGCCGACACCCTGGTGCCGGGCACGCGCGAGGATGCCCTGGGCGTGGTGTGGGGGGTGTCCGACCCGGTGCCGAGGCTGGAGCGGCCGGCACGGGCCGGCGCAGGGCCGCGGGTAGATGTCAGTGAGCACTCACTTACTGGATTGCTCGACGCGATCCCGAATGGCCGGGATGGGGTCGGGGAACTGGATTACGACTCGTGGTTGGGGTTGGTGTTCGCCATCCACCACGAAACCGGCGGCAGCGACGAGGGGCTCGCGCTGGCGCATCAAGTTAGTGAACGCTCACAAAAGTACGATGCCGCGTTCCTCGATGAGCGGATCTGGCCCTACGTGCACAGTGACGGGCGCGGGGCCGTGCGGGGCCTGGGGACGATCAAACGGATCGCCGCGGCATGGGGGTGGCATGAGCCCTTGGATGAGGGCGCATGGGAGGACGTGAGCGCCGCGGATGATGCGCCGCCGCTGCCTGTGACCCGGGTCGAGGCGCGCGAGCCGGAAGCCGATTCAGGGGTCTACGTCCTGGGCGCCGGGCCCGCGGCTGCCGGCTCGGGGGCGCCGATCGCCCCGGCTCTCCCTGCGAAGGCGATCAAGCGGCGCGGGATCCCCGAGGCGCAGCACCTCACCACGGACCAAGCCAACGCGAACCGGCTCGTCGCTGCGTTCGGGCGACAGGTGCTTGTCGCGGCGGGTCGGTGGCACGTGTGGGACGGCAAGCGGTGGGCCGCGGACGAGTCGGATGTGTATCGGTTCGCGTGCCGGTTGAGCGGGATCATCAAGCAGGAGGCGCAGGAGGTGCGGGCGAAGGGGGCCGCGCAACCTGACCCGGCTGAAGCGCAGAAAGCGGCCGGCATCGCGGATGCGCTGTTGAAGTGGGCGCAGAAGAGCGAGATGAAGGCCGGCATCGAGGCAGCTATCGGGCTCGCGCGCAAGATGTTGACCGTGGATGAGAAGCTGCTCGACCGTGACCCTATGGTGGTCAACGTCGAGAACGGGATTCTGGACTTGCGGACCGGGAAGCTGCGTCGGCATGACCCCGACGAGCTGCTGACCAAGCTCATCCCCGTGGCGTATGTCGAAGGGGCCGAGTGCCCGGTGTGGGAGCGCACGCTGCTACAGATCACGCGCGAGAACTGGGAAGAGCAGGGGGTCGGTGGTGGGAGGCGTGGCGCGCCGGTCGCCGACTATCTGCGGCGCTGGTTCGGCTACTGCCTCACGGGCATGGTCAACGAGCAGGTATTCGTCGTGCACTGGGGTGGGGGCAGCAACGGCAAGTCGACGCTGCTCACGCTGATGGCCGAGACCGCCGGGGACTACGCCTGCACGGCGCCGCCTGGGCTCGTGGCCGCGGGGAAGGGCGAGCGTCACCCCACGGAGATCGCGTCGCTGATGGGCCGGCGCATGGTCACAGCTCACGAGTCGGGGGAGGGGGTCGTGCTGCGCGAGGATTTCATCAAGCAGGCGACCGGGGAAGATGTGCTGTCGGCCCGCTTCATGCGGGGCGACTTCTTCGACTTCGCCCCGACGCACAAACTGCAATTGCTGACGAACCACAAGCCCGCGATCAAAGGGCAGGACGCGGGTATATGGCGCCGAGTCCAATTGGTTGCCTACCTGGGGTCGTGGGGCACCGAGGAAGAGGTGCGAGAGGGCAAGCGGGGCGCCGTCAAGGACATAGGCCTGCTCGACAAGCTGCGCGGGGAGCTGGAAGGGGTGCTCGCGTGGCGGGTGCGCGGGGCTATGGAGTGGGTCTCGGGGGGAGGGTTGAATCCCCCGGCCGGGGTCCGGGCTGCGTCGGACGCGTACAAGTCGGAGCAGGATCGGGTCGGGCAGTTCGTGGAAGAGTGCTGCGAGGTCGGGGTGGGGGTCGAAGTGGCCCTGACCGATGGCATGGGCGGGCTGTATCCGGCCTATGTGTCGTGGTGCAAGGATGGGGGCTTGTGGCCGGTCTCCAAGCTGCGCTTCGTCGATGACGTGTTGCGCGTCGTGGCTGGGGCGGTGGCGGTAGATCGTAAATCGGCTGCCGTAGATGGCAGGCGACGGAAGCTGAAGATGATTCAGGGTCTCCGGTTGCTCCCTGAATAGCCCAGCTCCGCGAAGCCCCGATGCCGGTTGCACAAGCCGGCGCGCAGGCCGATTCCCCGCGCGAGGATGCAAAAACTTGCAAGATCAGGTCTTCCCCCGCGCGAGGTCACGAAAACTTGTGGGGTTTCTATCCTAGTTGTCACCTGAGTCACCTCTCCGGGGGTCGATTTCCACTTATCGCTCTTAGAGAGTCTCTCTATACATACTATATAGAAAGGGGCTTGCGGGGAGGTGACTCAGGTGACAGTAGGTGTTTACCCGGAGCTGGCGCACGTGGCGGCAGCCGAGGCGAAAGAAAGCCCGCGCGGGGCGGGCTTCGGGTTTCAGGGGTTTTTGCCGCTAGGTCAGCCAGATGATGAGGGCGGCGACGAACAGGCAGCCCGCAGCGATGCAGGCCACCCAGTCGTCGGCGGTGAAGCGCCGCGAGGGCTCGCGGTCGAGAGGCAACGGCATCAGCCAGGGGGCGATGTCGTGTGGGTCTTCGGGTTGGTGTCTCATGGTCAGACCCACGCGGGCGTGATGTCGGTGTCAGGCAGGCTTTGCAGGAAGGCGATGACATCGGCCGGCACCTCTTCACGCAGCCACGCAGACCCGTAGCTGTAGGGCTGGGGGTTGCCGTCCTTGTCGCGGACGATATGCCCGCGATCAGGCTGCAGGCCGGCGGCGCGCAGGGACTCGCGGGCGGTCTCGAAGTAGCGCCAACGATCCTCGACGGAATGCGCGCGGAGGTGCGCCATCTGCGCCGGGCTGCCGGCCTGCATGTTGTTGAGGTGCCAGCGGCCCCACACTTCACGGAAGCGGGCGACGGTTTCCGGGTTCCAGCCCGGGGCATAGGTGGCGATCTCCCACGGGCGCGTGATGATCTGGCCACAGCCCCCGGCGGCATTGCCGTCGCGCTTCGGACCCTCGACGCCAGTGATTGAGAGTTTGCCGGCTTCGAATTTGATGGAGCAGAACAGGTGCACGGGGCGCCCGTAGCCGAGGCTAACGGTCCCGATGCGAATGGTCTTTTGCATGATGCGCCTTTCGGGTTGAGGGGCTTCGAGGGGTTCGGAGCCCACTGGAGCGCACCCGGGGGCGGATGCGCTGCGGTGGGGTCGTCTAGGTGGCTGCGGGGGCTACGGAAACGCTGAAGGGCAGTGGGTCCGGGTCGGGCAGTGCGTCGCCCAGTCGGCCGATCCAAACGTGCGCTTCCCCGTTGGCGTGGAACGAGGGCGGGGCGAACCGGACCAGTCGGGGCCGTTCGCTGTTGTGCTCGACTGTGCGGCCCTGGTTGGTCAGGTGGTCGGGCACGTAGGCATAGAGGCACCCATCATGCAAGAGGCGAACCGCTGCGGATGGGACACGAGAAAACAGGTTCCGGGGCATGGTGCGTGCCTTTCAGGTTGTGGCAGTGCGGGATTGCACTCGCAGGGACCCTAGCGGGGCCCTTAGGGGCTTCGAGGGGTTCGGAGCCCACTGGAGCGCACCCGGGGGCGGATGCGCTGCGGTGGGGTCGTCAAGGGGCACGGAAAGGCTTGTCGAGCCATTGCCCGAGGGGCCATGTCTGCCCAGTCGTCAGGCAGTGTTTCCCGTCATCGCTGATGCACGCCGGTTCACCGGGGAATGCCGTCGCCGCGTACCATTCCGCGTCGGTGCGGAAGTGGGGGGCGTAGAACCTACCCCCGCAGGGGTTCCGGGCCCATTGGGGCACGTGCTCCATTGTGTAGCGGTTGGGGTAGAGGGCTTGAGCTTGGGTTAGGGTCGGGCGGGGCATGGTGCGTGCCTTTCAGGTTGAGCAGTGCGGGATTGCACTCGCAAGGGCCCAGCCCGGGCCCTTCGCGGCTGCAGCCGTTACGCCATGTCGAGAATCAGGCCGGCTTTGCGCTCGCGAGCGTGCTGGCAGTGCTCGTCGAGCGCGAGCAGGGAAGTGAAACGCTGATCGTCCGGGCGGGTTGCCCACTGGTTAGAGGCTTGCATCAGTTCCATGAGTTCACCTATGAAGAAGGGTCTATGTCTGTATCAACCGATACAGACTGCCGCTAGTGTCGGCGACTTTCTAGGAAGTCGTCTACGGTAAAGAATTGCAGAGTCAGATCGAATAGATATATGCCAAGTTGGCAGCCGCTAACTTCTCTGCTACCATCCCGCCGCATGAAACTGTGGCCTGCCGAATCGCCCGACCCGGACACCGCGGGCTTCGTCGTCGAGTTCCCGTCCGGAGTCCGCAAGTCGATAGCGTGGAAGAGCAAAGCGCCCATCACGCCGACGCTCGACGCTGCAAAATCTTACGCCGCGGAGCTGCTTGCGGCTCGCAGCTCGGAGCTTGGGGGCATGGATGACGTGAACCGCGCGAACTGGGCGAGCGTGACGGCAGCCGTGCAACGCATCATCAGCGACTGGAACGACAAGACGCGAGCGAGGCTGTATGCCGCCGGGAATCCAGACCAATCACCGCGGACTCACTGAGCGCAATGAAGTCTTTTGCCGTCACTACGTCAGGACGTGGAACGCGCGCACGGCAGCCGACGCCGCGAAGCTTTCGCACCTGACCGGGCGCACCCTGCTACAGAAACCCCGAATCCAAGCCCGAATCCGCGAGCTGAATGAAACCATGTTGAAAGCTTCGGACATCACCGCCCAGCGCGTCATGCTGGAGCTGGCGCGCGTGGCCTTTGGCGACGTGCGGGGCATCGTCGACGAATCGGGGCGCCTGAAGCCTATCCGCGAGCTAGACGACGACACGGCCGCGACAATTGCAGGCGTCGAGGTGGAGACCCGTTACGAGCGCGACGGCACGGAGACCGATCTCGCGACCGG